TATATTAGACGCTGCAAGTTGGGAAAATACATTTTACGAATATGAGTTTAATACGGAAACAATAACAGCAGATGCTGCTTTTGTTGCTTATAAAACTATCACATTTGATACCTTAGACATTCCAGAGAGTGCAGAGTATGTATGGGAGATGCGCTTAAAAAATATGAGAAATGAGGCAGGAACAAATGTGTCTGGTAATTTTAGTATATCATATTTATTAAGCAGTAATTATCTTGAATTTCTTCCTACTGGTGCAGTCTCCGGTCAAAGTGACATCCTTGAATATGGCTCTGACAATGACGATAAATCTTCCACAGTCTTTAGCCTTGATACATACCTTGGTGATGGGCCAAGTAAAACAACAGATGGAGGATTAAAAGTGCTTGAATCTGGCACATATCAAAATAGCAGTAGTTGGGATGTAAGCAGCGGATCAGGATTTAATAATGTAACTCAGCTATTAGTAAATGAAGTTATACGCGGACAACTTACACCAAAGCTACGCATGGTTGATATGCCATTCCAAAATTTATCAGTTGACAATCCTTACCTTCCTCACAAGGTCATAGAATATTCATCTGGATATTACGTTTTTGAAAGAGGTAGTTTTGATTTAAAAACAGAGATTTGGCAAGGTGATTACTTTAAAATAGAATTGGATGCCTAACTATACAGAACGCACAGTATTATCTAAACCTCGCGACTTTGCAGAAGTTGCTAATAACGCAGGAAGTGGCGGAGTGGTAAACAACAATGTTACAGAAACAATTAATAATGTTACAGTAAATGGCTCTGCCGTTTCTATCTTTAATCAAGAATTTCTTGATACAACATCTGCTATATTAACATGGACACAGAATAGCGGCAAGTTGCCGACAACTAATTTATTAGCAGCTATTCACGTTTACCAAAATGGTCAGAAATTAGTCGATAGTCAATATTCTATTACACTACCTGCTACGATTACCATAGATTCTAACACACATTACGATGGAAGTAACTACATTGTATTTGCAATAAATATAAACTAATGGAAGAAATAAAAGCACCTAAGAAAGAAAGAAAGTTTTTAAAAGCCATTGGGCGCGTTGCAGGTGTTTTAGTGCAAGAGCTGGCACTTGGTTTAGGAAGAAAATACATAGGTAAAATGATAAACAAAATTAAGATTCCAAAGAAAAGAGAAACACTATCCTTTCTCCTCCTTCTTTCCTGCACCTTTGCCTTTGCCCAGTACCCAGCAACGGGGAACAAACAGAGACTTGGTTATCAGACTACGGGCGATGGGCTGGTTTTTAGAGGAAGGTCAAACGATACAATGGCTTTAAAACCAAGCAGTTTAAATAATGCCTACCATCTATTTGACACAGTTAACAATGTCTTATTTAGTTACATAAAGACTAAAGGAGGATGGCAATTTAATAATGCAGACACGGTAATTATAAACGGTGTTACAATGCCATTTGATTCTATTACCTTTAACACGGCAAAGGATGGCACGGTTGGAGTTGGTGAAGTTGAATATAATGACACTCAAGGCTCTTTGATTCAAGGCTTAAAAGGTGGCAATGTAACTAATATAATAGGTCAGCAATTACACCAAAGGGTAAACAATCGAACAGGCGCAACATTGACGAAGGGCACGGCTATTTATTTATCTGGAAGTCAAGGTAACCGAATAACCGTTGCAAAAGCATTAGGTACTACTGATGCCTTTTCCGCTAACACCTTTGGAATAGTAGCCGAAAGTATAGCGAATAATCAAAGTGGCTATGTTATAACTGAGGGGTTGATTACAAATATAAATACAAGTGCTTTAGTCGAAGATTCAGCCGTATATCTTTCGCCAACGGTGGCAGGAGGTCTTACAAGCACCAAACCTCAAGCACCACAACACACGGTATATATTGGTGTTTGTGTTAAAAGTAATGCTGGGTCGGGGGAATTGTTCGTCAAAATTCGTAATGGTCAAGAATTGGAAGAGCTTCACAATGTACGTATAAATTCTCCTGTTAATAATGCCTCACTTTACTATAAACTTAATGAAAAATTATGGCGCGATACAACTGCGGCTTTTTTGGTCAGTGATACGGCTTCGATGCTTACAAATTATTTGCGCTCAGGTGTTGCAGCTTCGACATATCAAACGCAGTTAAATGGCACTGGTTTTGTAAAAGCAAGCGGAACAACTATAACTTATGATAATTCAACCTATTTAACATCTTCAACAGGAGTGACAACCTTTTCCGCAGCTTCAACAGGTTTAACTCCTTCAACTGCCACATCTGGAGCAATTACTTTGGGTGGCACATTAGCATTAACAAACGGAGGCACAGGCGCAACATCTGCATCTGCTGCAAGGACTGCATTAGGCGCAACCGTGAGAGGTGCTAATACCTTTTTATTGACAGACATAGGAGCAATATCATTTTTAAGATATAATGCAGATAACACCGTAAGTCAAAGAGCAGCAGATGGAATGAGGAGTGATTTAGGAGGTACAACTATTGGACAAAGTATGTTTACATTAACTAATCCTTCTGCTGTAACATTTCCAAGATTTAACGCTGATAATACGGTTACTGCTTTAGATGCTGCAAGTTTTAGAACGGCAATCGGAGCAGGAACAGGAACGGGGACTGTTACAAGCGTTACAGGTAGTTTACCTATATCTTCATCCGGAGGAACAACTCCTAATATTACAATAGCTAACGCTGCAGTATCTACAACAGGTGTAGTAACAGCATCTACTCAAACATTTGGAGGTGCTAAAACATTTAATGGTGTTTTAAATGCAAGTAGTGATTTAAATGTTACAGGGTTAAGCGCATTAACAGGAGGGGCAACTATTGGTACAATGGCAACAACATCATCTTTAACTCATATTCTTGGTGTAAATAGTAGTAATGCAATTGGTGAAATAGCTTTAGGTAGTGGTTTTAGTTTAACAAGCGGTACTTTAAATTTAGGAGGTTTTACATTAGTTAGTTTAGATTTTCCAAGCACAAGCGCGCAAAGTTCAAGTGATTTAACTGTATCTTATACAGGTGCTGCTACATCGCATCCAGTTATTTTAGCAGTACCTGATGGTTCTGCCCCTGCAAATACTAATTATACTGCTTGGGTATCAGCTACTAATACAGTTAAAGTTAGATTTAACAATTATAGTAGTGCCTCAGTAAATCCTTCTTCTGGCACTTTTACAATATTTGTCTTAAACTTATAACATGAAATCAATAATACTAAAACTTTTTTACCAAGGCTACGAGTTCATTGCCTTCTCCCTCTGCTGCGGCTTCATTGCCTCGTTTTTTATACCTATTAAGGGATTTTTGCTTTTTACAGTCGCCGTGGTTTTTGCAGACACAATCACGGGAATCAAGGCATCAAAGAAGCAAAATCAAATTATAACCAGTAAAGGACTTTATCGTACTACTGAAAAAATAGTAATCTACTTTGTAGCCATTCTTATTTTTGAAGGTGCAAAAAATACCTTTTCAATACCTTTTCCAATTACATATATGGTGGCAATGATGATTTCTGCAACAGAATTATTTTCGGTAGCTGAGAACATTAAGAAAATTACTGGCGTTGAATTAGGTACATTAATTACAAGATTTTTCAGACGTTAAAACAAAATAAAATGAAACAGACAAATTTAAAAGAGGCTTTAAAAAGCGCAGACACAATTAAAAGTCCTTTAGGTGACGTGGCTTGTTATGCTTTCAATTTTGCGGAGCTATCTCAAGAGATTTCAGTCTTTATTAGTGAAGATGGAAAGAAGGTTAAGTTCACATGGCGTGAATATATCCAACTTGCTCAAATCATTTGGGATAAAATTAAAGAAACATCGCGCGAATGTGCCGGAAAAGAAATTGAGGTAAAATTACCCGCTAAATTATCAATCGTTGGGGCAGCTTTTGCTCTCATCGGGTTTAAATTATAGGCGCAGACGATTCGCTACCTTAGTGCCGAGGGGAGTTGATTAATTTCTTCTCCCCTTAAAAATATAAAACATGAAAACAAATGATTTTTTAATATGCCTTGATGCTGGGCACGGTGGCATGAGGAATGGAACGGGGCCAGAGAAATACATTACCTATCCTTCCAAGTGCTACCAACATCGAACAGGCAAATTTCATTCCTATGGATGGTTTTTTGAAGGTGTGTTTAACCGTTCATTAGCTAATTATTTGGAGCAGTACCTCCTTGACTATGGCTTCCAAGTGAAAAAGATATACGAGCCTATCAATGACACAACATTAAATAAACGCTGCCAACTTGCCAATTCTTACGCAAAAGCAGCTCAACACTCTGTACTTGTTTCCATACATGGCAATGCTGCCGCAGCAACAACTGCCAGAGGATGGGAGATTTTTACATCACCAGGACAAACGAAAGCGGATCTCCTTGCGACTTGCATCGGAGAGCAGGTGAAAAGTGCCACACCAGGATGGGTGCATAGGGCTGATTATTTAGATGGTGATTTAGATAGGGAGGCAAGGTTTACTATGCTTACCAATGTGTCAATGCCTGCGGTTTTGTCGGAGAATGGATTCTTTACCAATTATTCTGATGCTGGTTTAATGATTGATTTGTCTTGGCAGCAGAGTATTGCTAAAGCGCACGCAAAGGGCATCTTAGACTACGCAGTGCAGCAAGGTGTAGTGTGGGAATAAAAAAGGCGCAAGTATCTCTCTTGCGCCTCTTAGACACCTTAAACATCAACAAACACTAATTAACAACTATGTCCTCCAATAACTTATTTAATAATCTAACGGCAGATTCTTTCACATCCTCTTTCTCGTTGTTTATTTTAACTACCTGCCATAACAAAGATACCATTCTTTCCGGATTCATATACTCGTAAAATTGTTTGTTTCTTTCATCTTTAGAATTGTAAAAAGATACAAGTGTTGATGCGGAGGATACCACATTATTTGTCCTTATTCCTTTTGGATACTTTGCTATCATAGCATCACAAAGTGCTATTTGCTTTTTATCCAGTCCATACGTTTTAGCAGCCATGTGTTCCTATTTTTAAAAGTGAAAGTTTAGTTTTCTCTTGTTTAATGCGATGTTCAATAATGCCCATAAACCATTTATCTTGTTTATTTTTATCTTTTAGAGATTCGGCTATATAAATCTTTTCAAGATTATTAAGACGTTTTCTTATAACTTTTTCCTGTATCATTTGAAATATGCTTTTGATATTAACGCTAATTGAAATGCGTCAATTTCATCTTGTGATAATTTTTTGTTTCCAGTCACTTCAAGCTTCATTCCTTTAATTACGGACATGGCATAATCCAGAGTCCATTTACTTCCTTTATCCTGTGGTGATATTCCTTTAACTGTATGTCCGTACAACTCCAACCAATCAATGGTAAATCTACTGGCTCCTTGGTTCATGCCGACATTTCGGCTGATCTTTGTTCTTGCCCTTCCATCGACATATTTTCTAAAAGTAATATTTTGCAAAGATGAATCTTCGACTACTACTTTTATATCTGTTGCCCATGTCAATGCGTCTTTTGCCCAGTCAGCAAGTTTCTTGTACTTTCCAAAATAAACTTTATCGTCATCAATAATACAAACGGCAAATCCGTTAAGCCTCATAGATGGGTCAATGCCTACGAATTTTGCCATAAGTTATTTTTTTATTCAGAAAGTTACGTTTAAAATATTTGCTTACAAATTTCAGCAATCCAATATAGTCATAGTATTTATTTTTATACTTCCATTTACCTAATGATGGAATGTACTCAAGATTTTGTGTGCCGTAAGTCATAAACATGGTATTATCATAAGTAGTCCTACTGTAACCATCCCACAAATTAATACCAGATAGTAAATCATAGGTGATAGTATCAATAGTGTAGGATTCATTAGCCTCACTGTAATACCTTCTTTCTAATAAGCCCTTATCTATCTTTTCAAGGCTCATAGTATTATA